GTTGGCGATATTGACGTTTAGATAGGGTTATTTGTTTATCCATTTTCCCTCTCCGGCGCAGCGTCTAGCATATTGGCATAACGCTCTAACATGCTTTCAAAACTTCCTGTCAATCCGAGCAGTGTGAGCATTGCTAAAGTTGGCTCAATCGGAACCAGCTTCCAACCTTCCAGCATCTCCGGAGAGTTCAACTGTGGGGTTAGGTTGGTCAGGCACCATGAAATAACGAAGTCGGCTTTTAACTTTTCAACTGGAAAGCCAATGTTGTAAGCCTTGAATTTTTCGATTGCAGATTCAAGGCTTACAGGCTCAGCCCTCTTTGCAGCTAACGCGATTCGGGCCAACGCTCGGACTTCATCGTTTTTTGGCGTTATCATTGCTGAATATCCTTCCTCAGCGATAATCTCTTCCAGTCTCTCTACAGTGAAACTATCTAATTCTTTCATTGTGTTAGCTCCTCAACACGAACGGACATCACGCCAGACATTTTTTCCATGCTGATATCCTGTTGCGTCATTCGCATACAAAGTGGTTTCCCGTATGACTTCTCAATTAGTGCCAGCACAGAGCGCCCAAATTCAGCGGCTGCCGCTATGTCACCATCACCGGCCGAAAAAGTTTCATTATGTACAGTGGTGAACATTTCAGTTCCCGTTGATGAGATTTGAAAATCTATCAGTCCACGGCTTTTTAGTTCCTCAGCGGCATTCATTACGGCATTATCGAAATACGCGTCTGTTTTCATTCACTCTCTCCCTTGATTCGAATACCGGCAGTGCGGAGGATTTTTTTGCAGTCGCTAATGGCGTTGTATGCCGACAGTGGGTCGTCGTATTCGTCTTGCGTTGGCAACTCCACCTCGATGCTTTCGCGGCTGGCTTTCCATGCCGTCCGCATGTCTAACACTGACGCTTTAGCTAAGTTGGTTAACTCGTCATCGTCTCTACACTCAAATGCAAGGCGGTAAGTCGTTGGCATTTTCGATTTAAGCCAAACTTCAAAGTCAGACTGCGATTTAGTTATGTCCATCATGATTTCCTCGAATTGATTTACAGCAGCACTTCCGCGTCACTGTCACGCTCATGTGATGCAAAATAGATATCCCACTCGCTGTAGTAAATTCCGTTGTACCTTGCACCTGAACAATCATCGATTTCATCAGCGCCAAAGCACTCTTCGTAAATTGCTTGGAAGGTGTTTTCAGGTAACTGGCTTAGGAATTTAATGCGGAGGTCTTGTTCGTGGCGTCTTTGCTGCTCTATCTGCTGTTTGATGTATTGGCCCAAGGCGTTCATGATTTCCTCGTCATGTTCAGCTTGGCTCGCAGTTCAGCGATGTGATCCAGTGCCTTCTCGTTACTAACCGGTATGTGAAGTTTGGGGATTTGCACTACCGGCGCGGGGATCGGCTCACCAGCTTCAATGCGCTTCGACATATCAGCCAGCTCTTTGCCGCAACGTTTCCGTAAGTCCTGCTCAGATAGCCCCTGCACTCGCTGCTGTGAGTAAAGCTTTGTGACCATCCAGTAAGCTGGGTTGCTGGGCCAGGGGAATGCTTCGGCACTGCTGAACATGTCACGACGCTTGGCATAGTCCATCACCATGTCATAAAGCTCATCCGCATCGGGCAGTCCAGCCACCTTCAGCGCACCTTTCTTGCACCATGCAATGAATTGACCGGGTGACGGCCAGAACGGTGATTCACTAGCTCGGGCATGTTGCATACCAGCGGATAACTGCTCACGACTGCGAATACCGTTTTCAGCAAAGGCGGCGATCCACTGACGTTTGGCAGCCACTTCATCAGCGGGATTGCGAAACGTGGTTGATACGGCGGCAGGGAATACCTGCTTCAAGTTTTTGAATAGTGCATCCACCATCTTTTCAGCTTCGGGATTCACCATCTTCACGGCTTCTGGCGCAGATCCAACCATGCGGGCCAGCGCAGAACCATCACGATTATCGATAATGCGAGTTAAGTTGCTCATATGAACTCATTCTCCCATGCCTCTTTGTCGTTCCAGTGGGTCTGGTTATTTACGACTTGAGTCTGCTGGCTGATCGGATACTTCGGTTTGAATAGGCCTTGATAGCTGTTGGCTATGCTGGCGTCGATTACGGCTGATGGGTCGTGCCCCTCGTCAAAACATTCTTTCAGGAGGTTGAACGCTTTGGTAACGGTGAGCATCGACTTGATTGGTTTCTTCGATTGTGACCGGTAGCTAACCCATTCAATCCAAGATTGCTTGTTAAGCCATTCAGGGATTTCTACAGCGAGAGGATCGAACCCTTTAACTTTCCCCTTTGGGGGATTAAGGGGGTTAGTATTTATATTGTCTTTGGTAAGACTGTTTAGGGTGTCGGGTGGTTTCGCCCAATTTGAAACCTTTTTTTGCCCATTATTATGGGTGGTTTCGCCCAACTTTTTTGGTGGTGCTTTTGTGGTGTTTTTTGGTTGTTTATTGAGCGCCCATTGCTCCAAATTGACGTTGACGCTAACAATCTTGAAGCCACCAACTTTCCTGAGGTTGATGATTCTTCTTTCTGCTAAAATCTTAAGTGCATCCGCTACATCTGAATCGTCCAACTCGGTCATATCGGCGATGTATGTGTTGGTGACCTTATCCTCAGACTTATTCCATCCGAACGTGCAATAAATAACAGCGTCGAATACCTGATGCTCTCTCCCTGCAAGTTTAAGTTTTGGCTTAAGCTTTCCTATGCTTGAAGCAACTCTAAAATAGCCTTCATCCAAGGTGGCCACATGACCTCCTGAATCATCTCTAATTACTTTCTTGTTAATGAAGTCCACTCGCCGAAGATTAGAGTTCATGGTCTTCCTCCGGCTTAAGCAGGGTAAATTGATTATCAAAGAAAACTACAGCGCCACCATCCTTGGTTAAGTACCTTACAAGTTCTGCGCCAAACATTGCCAAGCGAATTACAAGCTCATTTCTACCGCCATATGCGTTAATTCCAAAATCACTAAAATGATCTGCAACATCAACTCTTCCGAGCGATTCAAAACTAATCAGGTTGTATTTTTCTATTAAATCATTAACTGTTTTAGCTGCCCCGTCAGGGATAACTAAGTGACAAGCAGATATGATTTTTTCAATCGGACACTTAAAAAACTCTCGGTCTTCATTGACTCTGTGACGAGCTAGAATTTTGTGAATTTCTTTTTCGTGCTTTTCAGGTGAAACAGATATAAAGCTTTCAACAACTGAAAATTTTGTTGGCACACCTGTTGTTCGTGATAATTCATTAGCTCTTTGGATAGGGTGAGTTGTCGTCATTCCAACTTTAAATATTCCCGGCATGGAGTCATTCTGGAGGATATACACCCAACCATTTGCTTTGAATGTTTCGGGAAATTCCATTAATTTTTCTGTTGGTGGTTCATTCATCCATTTTTCTAAGTTATTCATTTGGCCTCCATGCGCTCAAACTCAATTACCCATACCCATGGGTTAGCTTCCCAGTTTTCTTCGCCGTAGATGGATTTCCACAATTCTTCCCACACCTGGAAGCCATAAGTTGCAGGGCGGAAGTCATACAGGCCGCAACCAATTTCTTTGCAGATATCCCCTAGGGTAATGGACTGCAAACGCTCCACACGAACTCGTACAAACAATCCAACAATTGGCACACCGTACTTATCTCTGGCATTTATTGAATGCTCGCCTTTCGTGTAAGGGCAGTGCAGGTCTAAGTATTTCTCTTTAACGATGACTTTTATTTCCGCGCCTTCAGGGGTCGTTCCGATTACTTGATCACCATCATCAAGTTCGTCAATGGATCGAGGATTTGGGCCGTGAATGCGCCAGAACCCCGGTTCCACTAATTCAAAAACTGAAAATCCTTCCACTGGTCTGCGGGTTTGTGTCTTGCGACCATCGAGAACCGCTTTTAACATCTCGTCATTGAATTTAAGTGGTTTAAGCATTATTCTTACCTCTAGAAAGACATAGTTATTTGCTGTTCAGAGTCCCCACCTAGCCGTGGGGATTTTTGTTTTGCGAGCAACAACGCCACTGACTTAGCCAGCCTTGCCATCTCGTCATCGACTACTCCCCATTCCAATACAACCAGAAGCATTGATATCTTCGGAATGAAGCTTTCTTTCCAGCGTGATATCTGTGACTTATCCACGCCTACAGCGTCAGCAATGTCAGTGACGCCTCGTAATGCAATCTTGTTCAGTAGTTGGCTCTCAATGATTCGAGCCTTGTTGCGTGTGGTTGCACGTTCCATTGCGTACTCTTCCCTTGTTAGATGTTGTTACGTGACAAAGCCGTAGCTAATGCCACTGGTGATTAGTTTTTTGGTTTGCACTTTTCAGCGCTCGATTGAAGTGTTTAATGCGGGTGGTGCTTAAGCTGCTTTGTCTGATGAATCGCCATACATGAGCCAGTGAGGATCGCAACCCAGAGCTTTTGCTATCTCAAGCAAGAATCTAGGGCGCTTTGTTACACCGGCTTCAATTTGCTGTAGCGACTGTTGCTTAATGCCAGTTTTCTCTGCCAGCTCAACCTGGGTGAGATTTAACTCGGCGCGTTTTTTCTTAATACGTTCTGAAATCGATTCCGTTTTCATTTTTTGCCTCCACAGTTTTATCTGTATTTAACGACAGTTTTGCATGTTTGTCAATTACAGGAATTACTGTGAGAATCACACCAAACGGAGAGGGTGAGATATGAGCCTTGCAGATAGAGTTAAAGCTCGACGATTAGAGCTTGGTCTTAGTCAGGATCAGGCTGCTGAGCTTGCAAAAATAAGACAGCAATCATGGGGGGCCATTGAAGATGGTTCCACAAAGAAGCCTCGCAACATTGTAGGAATTGCAAAGGCATTACAATGTGACCCGGCATGGCTCATGGAAGGCGGAGTGTTTAAAACTATGGCAGATGTGGGAACAAGGAAGATCCCGCTGATAAGCTACGTGCAGGCGGGAGCGCTGGCGCATAACGCACAGATACTGAGTGAGATGGGCGATTTTGAATATGTATTGACCGACATGGATTGGTCAGAGAATACTTTTGCGTTGAAGATTGAAGGTGACTCAATGCAGCCTGAGTTTAAGGCTGGCGATGTCATCGTTGTTGATCCAGAGATTGAGCCATGCCCTGGAGAATTCGTTGTTGCCAAGAATGGTGACTATGAAGCTACGTTTAAGAAGTACAGGCCACAGGCCGTTGGAATTGATGGGACACCGGTTTTTGAATTGGTACCACTAAATCCAGACTACCCAACAATAAGATCAGACCTGGTTCCAGTTACAATAATTGGAACCATGGTAGAGCATCGAATTTACCGCCGTAAAAGATAATTAAACCGATTTCTTACCCAGCCCAGCCTCCGCGCTGGGTTTTTTATTGTCTGAATCCCATCAAATCATCTTTATCACAGTTATTTTAAAAATAAATCACTTTAAAAAACAGTCTTATATGTACATTTTAAATATAAATACAGTTTTGTCTGTTGACGATAATACAGTTTTATCTGTATATTTTAACCCATCAACACGGCAGGATGCCAAAAGTAAGACAGGAAGTTAAAACTCAATCGAGCGCTGAAAAGTGCAAATAACCAAACGAGATTGGTTTGGGGTGTGTGACCAGAGGTCAATGGACTGGAATGTGTCGCATGTGAAGCGGCGAGGCTTGCAGAAATTGGGCGAATAAGAGTAGCCAGAAGCGAGTCGATACGGGTAACCCTCCCCAGCACACACCACCAAAGCTACCTCAGGAGAACAACATGATTAAGCCGCACACCATCAAAGAAAATTGCCGCAGCCGTCGTGATGCACAGCGTAAAGCAAAGCAACAGGCATATGCCAGCGCTAACCCTATGTCAGTTGGTCGCAAGTATCAGGTTGACGCTTATTCCACATCACCCGTTAGACGCGCTGGTTACTCGCCTGCTCCACTACGGATGATTGCTAAAGCAGCACTTGGTCGAGTTAAGGCGTACAAGATGCAAATTATTCGCGCTTCGTATCTCTTCGAATATGAGTTCAAGCGCAAACCGGTAATTGAGGGCGGATTGTGTTTGCCTGAAGTAGCTAAGTTTGCAGCAGGCTTCCGTAAGTCAGAATCATTAACAGCGAGGTAGCAATGCTTAAATTCCTCAAGGTCGTATCACTTCACCCGCTAGCGCCTCGATGGTTCAAGGTCTTGGTGCTGCGTTTTATTCTTCTTTATGTAGCTGTAAAGATTAAGAAAGTCATGCGTAACGTTCGCAAAGAAGCCCACCACATAGTTAAGGGGTAAGAGAATGATATTTGTAGAACTACCACGTGAAGTACAGTTGATAGCAGCTCAGACACTTTCGAACAGGCTTTCAATGTTAGGCGTAGCAATGAATGAGCAAATAGAGCCAGTTAAAACACTGGCTCGAGAGGTAAGAGAGGCATTTATCGAGATGTATTCTCAGCAAGAACCCGCTTCCGTTCAGCATGATAATGGTCAAGAACGTGGGTAAAAACATCCATCGCATCTTTAGCGTATGAAATTTTACCCGCTTTTATCATCTCAATAACCACTTCGTGAGCTGCGTAGTCTGGATATTTTAGCGGGCTTAATCTATCTGACATTTCCATTTCCTTATTTTGACTGTGGAATAACCAACATATCAATTTACCTTGACTGTGGAAAGCAGGGAAACCACGGCTGGGCGTGGCTAAATACCCCAGCACAAATTATATGAGGTCACTTAGGTGGCCTTTTTTATTGGCGG